TTATATAAAGAAATCACGGTGTATATAAAATGGTATGTTCTCATTTTCCGTACGTTCTGACATATTTTCTTTATTTTCAAATTCGTTCTTATTAATGGTTACATTTGAAAGTTCAGTATCATTTTTCTTCAGCTTTATCTCTATTTTTGCCATAGTTTTTATACACTCAATCATAATTTATCCATCCTCTCTTTATATGTATATAATATACCATATAATATATTCAAAGTAAACAAATAGACATAAAAAAGACAGCTTTATTAAGCTGCCCTTTTATACGCCTATTTACAATCTTCTCTATTTACGCTTGCCATCCATGACGAAACATCTGTTTTAATCATCTTCCGTCACAAAAATCTTTGCCACAAATTTGTAATATTTATTGTTATATGGTGTCCCAATACTTACAACTAAATATGCCGATTTACAAAAGGAATTATCTAATACATTGTAAAAATCAGGATCTGTTACAGGAATATTCTCATAATAATCACCACGATAAAAAAAACATGCCTTTGTTTTCTTTTTTTGCTCCGGTGTTACTACCTGTCGGATAATTAAATTTTTCACTTTTACTAATGTTAAAGAGCGATGAACGTCATTTATTGTATCCTCACTAACATACATGTACGGATTG